AGTGGCATTTGCTTGGAATGTTGCATCACCAATACCAAACTTCCATACACAGAAGAAACCACCACGTTTAGTAGCATTGCCTCTCCAACATTGAGTAGTTGATGCTCTCCATCCAGCGGCATTACCAGCGGTGTTTGCAGTTAAGAATGATTGTCTACGAGATCCTGCTAGTAGACTGGTAGTTCCTAAGTTTACAGTACCACCTGTGGTGTTACCCGTACCCACAGTAGTGGCTGTATATACCATACCAATGTTAGTTGGAGCGGCATTGGTTCCACCATTAAAAGCCATAAGATTAAATTTGTTTCTAGCAATACAAGTTTGTAGATTAGTAGACCAACCTGATGCATCTACAAATGCAGGAAGATCTCTTTGACCAATACTCTTTGTATACATTACAACAGAGTCTGATGGTGCTGTAGTTGGTTCTGAGGCTGGCTTAACTAATTCTAGATTGTTAGAGTTAATCTTAACATTAGTTGCTCCTGCAAAGGCTGAAGCATTATTGTATTGTACTTGACCTGTAGAACCACCTGGAGATCCACCTCCACCACTGATGGTAGCTGGAACCCAATTAGTACCATTCCACTGAGGAACTTGATTCAAACCAGCTGAGCTTTGGGTTATATTACTAAGAGTATGAGTATGGCTAGCAGCGGCAATACCAGCTGATGATAGTGACCTGTTCTCCCAACGGAGATCGGCGTTATCCCATTGTAGTACATCGTTATTAGCAATGCTAGTAATTCTAACATCATGTAATTCTTCTAGTTCTTGTCCATTAGAAATCTTAACATAGATAGATCCAGCGCCACCACCAGCTGACTTTACCATAAATCCAACAACCACGCCATGATCGGGTGCTAATGGTCTATCGTAAGTAAAGGCTCCTGCTGTGGTAGATAGCCATAAAGTATCTCCTTCTCCACCAGTACCTGGGGTTGAGTTTGTAGTAAATCCTTTAAGATATCCTTGAGTAATAATCCAACCTTCACTATTATTAGCGATATTGTGGGCAGCAACACCAATTGTATCTTTAGCTGTTGCTTCACTAGAGGCATCAGCAAGGGCTACTAAGATGGTTGTTGAAGCATGTGATCCAGTAATATAAACCACTTGACCTTTTGTAATTACCGCACCTGTATTATTACGAATTAGTTTTACAAGTGTAGATCCCAAAGGAGCGGAAATGTCTGAATTTAATCCACCCTCTAAACCAGTAGCCAAAGATTGATACTCAGCATCCCATGTAATTCTTCCTGGGACAGAGGAAAGAGCAGCAGTTGTATTGAAATCAACGCTATCGGTAAATAAAGTTATTACACTAAGGCTAGTTGGTAATGAGTTTGTTTTTCCTTCTACAACAGCAAGTCTAATAAAGATATCTGAAATATTATCTTCACTTTTGTTTATATTATTATTTAAATAAACATCAAAGTTATTTAAGGATACTAAAGTATTCTCGTGCTTGCTAACTTGAACCAGTAAAGCATCTAGTTGTGTTTGTTGAATACCAAAATTTAAACTAGATTTTGCTTCGGCTTGTCGTCTAGAAACGGCTGATTGTTTTCTATCCGTCATCCCTTACACTTTCTACCCTTAGGACAAGACGCTTTAGAACCACCAGGCCCAGCCCAAAGATTCTTACAGGCCCAGTATCTAGCACTTAATTTATTATCCGCAGAGTCGCAATTATGCCGTGCTTTGAAAGACTTACGAGCTTCCGAACTATAGTTGTGACCATAACCTTTTGCTCCAAAGTGGATGATTTTTTCTTGTCCATTGGCACATGCCTTGACCATCTTCTTCTTGCCAGCTGAAGTAGAGGCTCTTGGTTTATTACAAGGCATTGATTTCTTATCTGGTCTTTTAGCCATTGGGTTGTCCTCCTAGTAGTTGCATTGCTTGCTGACCTAGTTCTGGTGGAATATTGGCACCACCAGTTTGCATGAGATCTTGTTGAGCAGCGCCACCCATAGCCTGAGCAGCAGCACCAGCAAACATCTTTTGCATCTCCATTTGTTGTTGTTGCTTTGCCATTTCCATCTTTTCTTTTTGGATTTCTTCGGCACTGCGTACCCAATTGTTGGCATCAAATCCCATAGACGTGATCAGGGCTCTAGCATAAGATTCCCACTTGAAGGATGAAGCGGCTTCAGGTGGAAGATTGCGAACCATTTCACCCATTTGAAGCAACTTGGTGATGTCTGATTCACGGCTAAGGGATTGAAGGCCAGTAAGAATTTCAATATTGAGGATACCATTTTCCTCATCAAACTGATCAGCCATGCGTTGATCAATTTCATTATTCTCAATCATTAAGTAAATGGTTCTGCGGATAATAGGAACCATAAAGTCTCTGGCAATTGCAGAGAATGTACCGCCTAGGATTGTTTCTAGTTCGTTGCCTACGGCCCTTACGGCTGTAGCTGTGACACGATCTCCAGTAGGCATGGCAGCGGTCTGCAACAGGAACCCCTGACCTACTTCCTTACGCATTGCGTCTACCGCAGATGCACAGGCTTGTAATTGTGGGTTAATTGTTTCGCCTGGGGTAATGACAAACACATCTTGCTTTCTAGCACCAACCCATTGACCATTAGATGCGCCAGAAAGATCATCAATTTCAGTAATACCAGCTGGGTCAACACCCATAAAGAATGTAGAACCAGCAGCCATACCTTGAATCATAGCACGGCTATAGGACTCTAGGGTTCTGATATCTGAGTAGATATCTTCAACATGGCTACGTCCGTAATCTTCGCCAGCAATACTAGCCCAACGCAGTAGAATATAAGGAAGAACAGTATAATAGCCTCTGTCGATAATCGTTCCGTCCAATTCTTTTTGGACTTCCCAAGTTTCATCTTCCGTTTGGAAGACACGGATATATACTGTTTTAAAGCCTGTTTGTTTTTCCTCGCCCGCAATGAAATCATAGGCACTGGCTGCATCCTCGTTACTAGGGGAAATGAATTCTAAATAGATAAACTCTTTGATAGAACCATTTACATCTCGACGCACAACAAACTGATCTAGACGAATAGCTCGGAATGAATAGTCGTTTTCCATTACAATAAGAACATCACCAATTACGATGAGATGCTGCATTGCTAAATAGGAAATTTCACGAAGATTATTTGAAATTAGTTTACGATAAACTTGTAAGGAAAGCTTGCTTAGGTACTCGCCAATCTCTGGTGTAGGTTCACGGCCATTCTTAAGACCGAAAGAAAAGAATGGTGTATCGTTTAGCGGGATAAGAACACTGAGGATCTTACTTGCTAAAGAAGTTACGCCACGAGATTGAACAGAAGAGTAAGTCTGAAAAAGATTATCTTCTCCACTAATTGATTGGTAAGGCAATAGTGTAGGAACGGTTAAGGCAGAGCAAGCTCTGGCTTTATTTAATTTAGATTCACGCTTTGCATTAAGCGTCATCCATCGGTCTTTAATAGTCTTTTCAGAATTCATTTTCTCTCCTTATAGTGGTCTATCTTTACTTTCGTAACCTGGTCTTTCAATAGTTGGCATGGCTAAGTTAAAACCACCACCAAATTCACTAGATTCAGCCTTAGTTTGTCCCTGCATTTCTTGGAATACAGCACTTTCTTGGGCTTCTTGTTTAACGAGTTCAGCTTCTCTTTCAGTAGCAGCTTCACGTCGTCTAGCAATCTCTAGGTTTCGATCTCGTTCCCGCTCAGCGCGCATACGATCTTCGGCTTCTCTTTGATATTGTTGTTGCAAAGCCATTTGTCTTTGCATCATTTGTTCTTGACGTTCCATTTCTTGTTGAACGTTAATTTGCGGAGCACCGCCTCCCTTTTTAGCCATAACCATTCTTCCTTTCTTGCTGTTCCCAGAGAACCTTTAGTTTAGCAACTACCTCTAGTTGACCAGCTTTGAAGCCTCGGTCATAGTCCTTTAGCTTTAGGTCGCTTGGGTTTAGAGTTATCGTCTTCTCCAGATACTGGATCAGTTCTCTGGATAGTTGAAGGTTCTCTTTCATTGCGTTTTTCCAATTGGATACTGTTGATATAAGATAAACAAAGGGAAAGGTTGGGGTCCGTGATGGACCCCGCCTTCCACTTCTTTAGTAAGATTTCAAGTTTGTTCATTTTCTTTGACCATTATATTAAGATGAAAGTTCTTCTCATCTGGTTCAATCTTTTGTTCCACTAATTCTTGCTTGAGATTATCAAGAAATATACTCACCATCTTCATGTTATTGAAACCAAGATTCAATGTACAGTGACGCAGCTTTACTAATTTCATAGTCTCGGCTAGCGCCTGATCCATATCATACTCGCTTTCAACATACAGTGTAGACATAGTATACTCCTTAAGTTACCTCGCATCCATTAGCTGTACAGGCTAGAGCGCGAGCGTTAGTGGTGCCATCTTCTAGCTCATAATTAGAGAGAAGACTAAAATCAACATTGGTTGGCATGGCATCATTAAGCTTAGTGAATTGCTCTTCAGTAATGGCTTCGAATGGTGCTTGCTGATATACATGGTTATCCTTCGGCAAGAAGGAAATGCCAGAAACCAGATCCCAATACTTCCATAACCAACCACCGATATGTAAGAAATCGTTATCAGTATAACTTACAGTAATGCTAGGCTTGTGATCACAATACCATGATTGATAAGCAAGCCAGAGATTCAGGTGACCAATAGCATTGATCTGTTGTTCAGTAATACCAAAGTCAGCCTTGATTGGGAATGAGAAGATTAGTGTATGATTTGGTTTCATTACACAAGCCTCATGTGGAATCCCAGAATCAATCATAAACTTAGCCATTGGTGAGTTCTTATCCATTCGGATACGGCGGATATAGAACTTACTAAACCGAGGATGTAAACCAGATGCAGTTCCTGCTACACAGGAAGTTGTACCTTCTGGCTTAATACAGGTAATAGACTTGGATGGATTGATACCAAGATACCCAGCCCACTTTTCATTGACCTTGCGAGCAACAAACTTAAGAGCACTGAGTAGTTTTTGTAATTCTTCTGGACCATTGCCACCATTAGTTAAATTGTTATCAAAGATACCAGTCATTGACACACCAAGTAGACGCTCTTCTTCACAGTTATCCTTGAAAGAAGAATTGTTGTTGGTAGCAAAGTAGGTAAAGTTAGTTAAAGCACTCTGGAGAGTACCTAGGATTGTTGCAAGACGAATCTTATCAATTAGTTGTGGTGCCTGATCTTCAGGACGTACCGCAATGGTTGATAGATTACAGAATTGATTTGGTCTTAGGATAATCTCAGAGCATGGATTAGTACCAAAGTCAAAGTCTGGGTTTCTATTTGCACGCTTGGCAATGTTACGCATTGCTTCTCTGTTACAAATACCACGCTCTCCTGAGCGGGAGTTGTATAGAGATGACCATTCATGCATAAACGAACCCATATCTGGCTTGGATTCATAGACAGCCGAGTTATTAGCTAGGGCTCTATGACCTTCCTTCTCCCACCAGGGGCCACTTTTGGCATGAGCCATCTCATAATCCGAGAGATCAGATAGGCTAATTAAAGCCGAGCGGCGTACACCACCCGAGATAATTGAATCTGCAATCTGACAAACAAGATCATGTACTTCAATTGGCTTTAGCTTACGGCCTTGTGCTCCATAGAACACATTGGCAGTAAACTTAATCAATCGAATAAATGGTTCTGGTCCCGAGGCTCGACCACCAAAGGTCTTAAGCCGAGCACCAGATGGACGGATCTGGCTGGTATCTACAGTTAGGTGATGACCATGATATAGGTGATCAACAAACTGACGATAAGCATTAGCCCATCCCTCACGAGAATCCTCTACAACTATAGACCGATCTGTCTTTACGATTGTGTCATGAACCGTAGGTAGTTGTTGAACATTCTTTTTCTCTACTGAGAACCCAACACCTGTACCACAGGCTAGGGTATAGAGAATATTAGATAGATCCTGGGTAGACTTGATGGCAACATAGCAGCAGTTATAGGCAGCGACATCATCCTTGTCTAGTGCAGGACCAGCAGTCATTAGAGCGCGCATAGAACCAAAGATCTCACGATCCTTCATCATCTGGCGGGCCTGACCAATCTCCTTCATTTCATCCAAAGGAACCTTATTGGCGAGATCAAGTCGATTAATTAAATAATCAAAATACCGATCAACTGCCTCTTCCCAGGTTTCTCTTCGATTCTGTTTTGGTAACCATCGGCAGTACTTATCTACTGCTACGAAATCTTCAAAT